TAATAGTAATTTCAGCACCTCTTCCTTGATTTCCTGCACTAGTTGTTGCAATACCAACAACATCACCAACCTTATATCCTTCTCCACCACCACCATTAATAGCAATCGTATTAATAGCATTATCAGTACCACTAACAGTAATATCAAGTTTTAATCCTTCACCTTGTCCAGTAATATTATAAGTTTCTACTGCAGAAGAAGCCTTATAATTTAATCCAGAAGTTGTTTTTGAAACAGCATATGCAGAAGCACCTGTACCTACAATCACTGCAGATACACCATCATTTGTAGCACCAATTATTGTTCTTCCAGCTGTAAGTGTACTAATTCCAACTCCTCCAGATCCTATGGTAGTTATTCCAACATAACCTGTTTTTGGTAAAGTTATAATAGGATTTTGTTGTAATTCAGAAACATAACCATTACTTTTATTTAATGTGGGGTTAGTAAAGAAAACACTTCCAGTATTAGAACTAAATTTAGCTCTATAGAATTTAAACTTTAAATCATCTCTTTGTGAAGCTGTCCAAATAGATCCATTTTGAGACTTGAATAAACTACCTAGAGCCCATTGTTGTGTATAAATTACAGCTGATGCATCAGGAAGAGACTGTGTATTTATAGTTGATTCTCCCATTCTTGCAGTCCACATCTCATACTGATCACTTGTTGGTGCAAGAAGAACTAATGCATATTCTTCACCTGCTTCCAAATAAATTGGTTCATGGAATTTAACATTAGTAGCAACTTCTGCCGTAGGATTTACAGTAATATCTTCTGGTACTAATGTTACTGGTTTACCAATAACAGTCATAGTTGGAGTACCCAATTCCATTGTTCTTATTTCAACCGTAATTGGTTGATTACCAGTATCTTTGTTTGAAAAGAATAAATCTACTGATGTTATGAAAACTCCATGCTCATCATTTCCTGGACCTTCAGTATTAGGTGCTTGATCTCTAATTCCACCAACTGAGAATGATTGTGCTAATGGATCAAAGAAACATCTTCTCCATCGTGTCCTAACAGTCGTGTTTATAGTAGTATTAGTAGTAAATATTTGCCTTGTTATTAAAGTTCCAGTAGAATCATATTCTGCATCTGCAGCAGATCCTAATTCAGAACCTCTCTCAGGTATTGCATTAGTGCTACTACTTGTTATTCTATAGGTTTTTCTTCCTGTAGGAATTCTAACTGTAGGTGCTGGATCTGTATTTGGATCTTTTAGAAAGAAACTACCTTGTATTTTACCATATTCATTTGCAACTAATTTCAAATCCTTTACATATGCTATTGCCCCACTCTCTTGACCAACTAATTGCAATCCGACGGTTACATATCCACTATATAATCCTTGTGCTTCTCTAGCCAACGATACAATATCAACATTCAAAACTTTAGATGAAGTTGTATATTCGGAAGGTACGAAATCAGTTTGTGTATATGGATTAAGTCTATAAGTTTTAGTTGGATCATTAAATGGTCCTGATTGATGATTGGATTTTGCAACTCTAAACTCAATTAAAGTTTCAGTTGAATTCAAATCAGAATTCATACGAATTCCTTTTACAGTTTCACCAACTCTAAAAGTTCCTGTAGATCCATATGTCTGACCATTTTGTTCTGGTGTTATTTCAATTAATTTTGGTATAAAATCAACATCAGAATTTCCATCTAAGAATTGATAATGTCTTCTGAAAGGTCTTACTCCATTTACATCAAATTCAGTATTTCTAGATCTCATCCATTGTTCATCACCAGAAGACATTATTACATCATCACTAACTGTGACAAATTCAGTATAACTACCACTACTATTCCTTCTACCAAATCCAAACAATGAGACGAAACTACCAAACCAACCTCTTTTCCTTGTTACTGTGTGAGTTCTTTCTTCTGTTACATTAGTAATATCTTCTGGCAGATAAACTGTTCTTACCCAAGAATCTACACTTGGTGTTAAAGTAACATTTCCTGTAAATGAGATAACATGGAATGGGTTAACATTCTCAACCCTAGTAGCTAAAGCTTGCTCTAAATAATCAACCTCTTCATATTTTAATGTAACTGCATTTCCTGTTTTCTGAACATTTTGACTGTCTAACAAATCAAAATCAGTACCAAAATCTAATTCAGATTCAATTATATTTGATGCTGGCATCAATTGATTCTGAAGACTATTTTTAACAACGATTGGTTTAATTTCTCCCTTAGAAATATCAACTTCAATTTTTGAGAAATCTTGATTAATTAGATTAGTATCCTTGAAATTATCTACAAAGAAACCACTCTTAAATCTATCATTTCCTTGAGCATCTTGAATCGTTAATGATTCTGTAGCAACCTCAAGTAATGATAAAGTTGTAACAGTTTCAAGTTCCTCAAGTCTATCTTCAAGAACACCAATATCTCTCATAGTATATCTTCTATTTTCAGCCAATTGAATTAGAGTATCATCAGGATTGTAAAGATATGGAGGAAGAAGAATTGTAGCTAACTCCATAGAATCATTAATTGCTATTGGAGGTTGAGGATCTGATGAAGCTTCTCCTAATAATACTTCCAAAACTCCAGCTGGACTTAAATAAATTTTATCAATTCTTCCAAGATAATATTCATATCCAAGTAGAGTACTTTCATTAGGTGCCACTAAGAATTGTGGTTGTGTAGAAAATGCAGATGTTCTTGCTGGAAAATCAAATGGAGATGCAGTAGTGGATGTATATGGAGTAGGTCTTGGTCTAAAGTCCAATACATCAGTTGCTCTTACTTGAGTTTTTCCAATTAATGGAATATTATTAGTATAATTTTTACTATCATAACTATTAACACTAAATATATCTCCTGTATCACCAGCTGGTACATCATACCTATCATAAATGATCAATAATCTTTTTGTTGGAATTGACGCATTAGATTTTCTAATTATTCTAGAATAATCATAATACTGATCTCTTTGACCTTGATCTAAAGTATATGACTGTGAAATATTACTATATCTTCCTTCAGTATTTGAAATATTAATTCCTTCTATGAAAGTTTTAATATTTGATTCCTCAAATGTAACTAATTCATTTTCAACAAACCTATTCTCATTTAAATAAACAATACCTAGTTTATTAGCATTTCCTGTAGAAGGAGTAGATCCCTGATTAGTAACTACTCTTGCTATAGCTTTAGATAGAGATCCTACTACATTTTCACCAAGAAGAGCATTTGTACCAACACTTGCTGTTGCAGAAAAAGTAATAGTATCTAAAGTAGGTTGTTCTCCATCTATGGATTCATAAACTGCTACAACTTGTACAACATCAGGAACATTTAAAGAAATATGTTCATCTTGAACTCTCAAACCATAAGCAACATTATTAAATGCTAATTTATCATTTAAAGTGTCACCTTCAGTACTTCCTGATTCGGGAAGATTGGATAAAACCACATTTACAAACTGACTCTTAACATAATTTTTTATTTTACTCCTAATACCTTGTTTTCTTGCAGTTATTGAAACAACGGCATTTGTATCCGAAGCAGTTAAACCATGAATTTTAACTTCTGCTCCTCCCTCCTGCAAATCAAAATTATCACTGGTTACAGTTCCAATACTATTACCAGCAGTTTGATTTCCATAATGAACTGAATATCTGTGTGTATTATATGCATCAAAAAATGCAGTACTAATTGCTACATTATCACCACCATTTACATCATTGATAGAGATATCAAGAAGACCAGCACCACTTACACCTTGGGCAGTGATTTGTGCACTAACTGGAAGAACTGATGATGAAAAGTCAATAGACGCAACATTAGGATTTGATAATCTTTCAAACAATTCACCTTCATTATCTTTAAAGGAAGCTCTACCTACTCGTAACTGGACACCCTTTGGACCACTAGTAACAGCTCCATGATAAATTCCACTAAGATTAGTACCAATGGCACCTACAGTTAATATCAGACCATCGGCACTTACAGATTCAACCCTATTATAAAATGGATCATCTTGGTCTTGATGCTGAAATATAACAATATCATTAAGATTAAGTCCACTAAAAGGTTGACCATATGCAGTAATACTAGTACCGTCGGCAATTACCTCATCAATATTTGGTATAAGATGTTGCTCTAAAAATGCATTTGCAATAAAATCTTCAGTATAAGGAGAAGATGCTGTTTGTTTTACTGTTAAAATATTATTTGCGTTATAAGTCCTAACATCTGTAATATATCTTGGGTATACTGTATTACCATTAATACTTATAGCTTCTCCTTTAATAAAAGTACCAGAAGATTGTCTCAAAGAAATATTAGTACTAGAACCTCCAACTTGAGTTGCAAATCCAGAAGCACCACTTCTTAATCCTTTTATAAAAGAACCAGCAACAACTTCGGTATTACTTACTTGTTGATTTATCGTTAACCTAGTATATGTTTGCACATCATACAATCTAAGATTCCACTTAGTTGCAGTTCCACTATATGAAGAATCCTTTAATGTACATGAATATACTCTAGCTTCACCTATTTTAATATCAAGAGTATCAGTTTTTAATCTAGCATATAAATCAACTACTTCTCTATATTGAGGTTGTCCTACAAGGTTATTAACAACCAAAAGACTTCCCATGTCAAAGGGTAAATTTGCAGTATCAATTGTTTCAACACTTCTTGGTTTGGGTGAATCAAGAATAGTTGTAGGAGTGGTAGTAACATCATATCCTTTAACATATGCTTTACCACCAGAAACTCTATAGCACATCAAATCTTCTGAAGGGGTTCTTCCTTCTTCTGTTGTTTGATCTTTAAAAAATATACCATTATTACCCAGTCTATTATTTAAAGAATTTTCAACGTTAATATTAAAAGGATTTACAACATAATTTCCTGACTCATCAAATGTTCTTCCTGCAATCCAATCTTTAATACGATTATATTCAGTTTTATCTACAATAAAAGTATCCTCACCATCTGTTACTCTTAATATCTCAAAGAAATCTGCAATATTATTATCCGATAATAATTTTTTAGTTAAAACTAAATCAATTTTAAATCTATCAGCACCAGGTGCTGCATAATTAGTAAATCCTTTTGCATTGTCATACAAAGAATCATCTTCCTTAGGTCCAACTATAGTTTCATTAATTTGAAATCCTATTCTATATGAAGGACTATTAGTGTAAGGATCTAATATTATTGTTTGAGCTTCTACATCTACAAATGTTCCTCTAATAAAATATACACCAGCAGCTACACTTGCCGCAGATCCAATAGAAGTTGCATCAGAACTTACTAATGTAGCAAAAGCAGTTCCTGCAGCAATTGTAGTATTTCCATATACAATATTTTCAGAACATATTAAAGATTCTCCATCAAGAAAAACCGTTCTTACATTATCCTTACCTGCATTAATATATTTTACATATATTGTTAAATTCTCTATGTCACCACCATCTGGTAATTCTATTCTATCAATTGTTCCAGTTACACCAGATGATTCACCTTCTACAACTTTATTAAGAAAACTACTAATATAAACTGAAACATCTGTACCAAATTGACTAGCATTTAATCTAACAGAATTAAAATATTGGTCATATGATGGTGCACCAGGAACTACTATAGATCCCTCTTTAAATATATGACCTCCAAAATCTTTTATTTGATTTTGAAGAATTGATTGTAAATTAGTTAACTCCCTAGCTTGAACTGGAAATCCTGGTTTAAATAAGACCTTATAAAAATTTTTCGCAGGATCAAAATCATCATAATAAGGACTTATATTTAAATCTGTTTTCTGTGCCATGTTACTTTAAAATTCCAGGATGATCTTAATGTCTTCTTTTTGTCTACTATCCCTAGTGACTAACTTTCGATTGTCAATGTATATGACATCACCAGTTGTTTTATTTATCTCTGGATCAGCAAGACCATCGGTAAACTCAACTCCCAAATCTATTTGTTTACTAGTATCTATAGTTGTTGTTATACCACTAAATGAGGTTTGTATCCCTTTATTACCTGATATTGAGGGATCTTGGAATACAAGACCATCAGCAGAACCACGGAAAGGTGATGATTTAGAATAAGTAGCAATTCCAGTATAATCTGTTTGATCCAGTTTATTTCCAAAATATAATGATCTATCTTGGGTATATTTTAAAACACCTGTTTCTTTATCATAAGATGCTACATACCCCTGTGCTACATCATTAGTAGCTGGATTTGTTTGTGTAAAAGTACTACCTATAGCAGTACCTGTAAGGGCATTTGATTGGGAAGTAGTAAATGTAGAAGGATCAAATTTAATAGCTCCTAATGCTGAGTACTGATTACCAGTAAAAATAGAATCTCTAGAAGAATATGTGGATGGATTCTTAACAATACCAACTTGCGAAAATTTTGTAGCAGTTGGAAAATCTTTTGTAGAATCATCAAATCTAGAATAAACTAATACTCTATCTGCTCCTAATTCTTTATAGATATCATACCCATGCCCTCTTGAAGGAGGAATGATTGGAACCAATTTAGCAGCAGTAAATCCAGATGTTTGAAGAGTTGATAAATCTACAATACCATAAGTATATCCAGTACCACCAGAAGTAACTACTGTTTTAGTAATTACACCAGAAGTAGTTGTAATAGATACCCTACCTCCAGTACCATCACCCAGAATAGGAACAGTAAGAGTCGCATTAGGTTGATATCCAGCACCACCATTCTCAATATATACTTGTTTGATTTGATTGAGATTTATTTCAGAATTTCCTGATTCTCTAACACTTTGAATTTGTGAATTAGTAGATGTTGCCCAATCATTAGGTACAACAATATATTCAGTAGAATCAAATTTTATAATATCACTTGGAGAAATTGAGAATAAAAACTTCCAAATATATCCATCATCTCCAGCTGCACTTGGTTCTAAATCGGTAAAAGTTGGTTCATCTTTAGAAGTACCACCCTTTCCACTTGGATTTGCATCCAAAAGTGTTTTATTCTGCCATGCACCAGAAGAACCATTATCAATACAAATATAAACGTTAAAATCACTATTAACTACATAATAATTTGTATCATAAAGTCTCGCTGATTGTGAATTAGGTGATTTTGCATCAATCTGATAATCTTGACGATACATATCATAAGGAGTATTAGCAGTCCATTGAACTTTTCTAATAACCCTCCTAATATTTGTACTATTGATCTTTTTTCCAAAAAGAGCAGCACTTTTATAAAAACCTTCATATTGAAGATTATCTATAGGATCTAATGGTTTATTTGAATCCCAATCAGAAGTTCTACCAAAACCAGGATTTGGATCTGTAGGATTAGATAGTCCTAGAAAGACATAATAAGAATTATTAGTATCTAGTACAGAATCT